TACTGCAGTAGCTTGTACGCCACCGGAGCCACCAATCTGTTGAATAACTTGCGCTTGAGTGCAAGCCCCCGCCAATACGGCGAGGGCAATGAAAAACGATTTTGTTAACTGCATGATCCAATATTTATACCGATGTAAATTATATCCGTTGATAGATAGGTTGCGCTGGCAAATGAGTACACCCCAGGGCCGCTATTAAGTTCAACGCACTCCACAAAGCCTCCATTCTTGACCAAGGTCATGCTTGCTCCGCTAACGGTGCCTGCCATGGTTACTTGAATCGCACCGGTGAACCCTTGGTGTTGGGCAGCAACTGAGCCGCCAGTGGTCACAGGGAATGAGCCGTTAAGAATGGTGAGGAATGAGTTTCCATCTTCAAGCACACTTGACACGCTGGCGTCAGATAAATTGTTCTCAATGGTGAAGTTCTCCAGGGTTTGCGTTGAGATGGTATAGGGGCCGCACTCTTTAGAGTAGCTTCCAAAAACACCTTTGTGAGTCAGCGTGTATGCGGTGTTCTGTTGCAGTCCGGTGAATGACCCTGACTGCAAACCAACAAAAGGAGCGTTGAATGTATCCGTGTCAACGACCGTCCCATTCAATTTTAAAATCATCTGCCATTGAGTAACCCCCTGGCCGGAGTCGCTAAAGTCATAGCTGATGCTGTTGGTGGTGGAGGAACGGTTAACGGACGGGCAAAGAATATCCTCCGTGCTGTCGTTCTGCCTGGGGCATTCCTTAGAGAACAAATCGTTCAGGTTGATAACTGTGACACCAAGTCCATACGCGGTTGCTGGGTCAAGGTTATTAAACGTCACCTGCACCGGGTTGGTGAACGGGGCATTAATCACCTGGCTGTCCACCAATGTGCTTACCTCGTAAAGGTCAAAAACATAGCTGGTGGCATCGGGGTCAGCATTGAACTCAAAAGTGATGGAATCCAATGTATTGTTCACCGCAATGACCAACGGGCAGCCTATCTGTGTCTGCTGGTAAGTGTATCCGGTTTCGGTGATGATAATTTGCATATTGACATTGGCCACCTCGTCAACATTGCCAATCCCTTTTACTGCCTGTATGTAGCCGTTCCCGGTAAATACATCGCCGCCATCCCCGAACACAACACGGAAGGTGATGAGTTGCTTGTTCCTGCGCCATTGGAATAATTGATTCGTCAGCGTGACATCGTTGTCTGTATCGCTGATTATGTACAGGCCTGTCACATCAATCGCGCCACGACTGAAGGTTGGGATAACAGAGATCCAGTCAGAGTCGATGGGAGTCTTTTCAATGAACTCGCTCTCTTCGGAGTAAGTCATTGCCTGGCAGCACCCCCATAGCTTGTATGTTACCCCGCCATCATCACTCATGCTGAGTGTTGCCTCCTGTCCGAGGAATACTTTTTTGTTATTGATACCCATTACTCAAAGAGGTTTTTGTATTCGTAAGTTGAAGATTGCAAATTTATTGGGCCATCCACCTCAATGAATGTGCCTTCCGTGGTGCAACGCCGGTAGTCAATGGTCATAACAGTCGGCAGAAACTTTCGGCCGGCCATGAAACTGAATTGCACCAGGTCATACAAGCTGGCCACTCCATAGAAGTTTCCTTGTATGCCATACCTGGTGACGCCCTCAATTTCCATCCGGCGCAAGGCATTCACCTCCCCCAGGCGATAAAAGTTCGCTGTGTCATCGCTCCATTGGACTGTCCGGTTCGGAGTGCTGCCCCCCATAACGAACAAGGTGCCACGGATGCTTGTGGCCGGCGAGTCATCTATGAATAAGTCTTCCTGCTCTTCCCGGTTGTAGTCGGTTGTCTGCGAGATGATATGCTCATGACCGCGTACATTTTGCCCACCCATGATGAACTTGACATATTCAAAGCGGATGTTCTCAATCTGAGCATCCACATCGGCACGGCGGCTGGCGTTATTATTCCAACCATAAATACCGATGAAGAACTCACCATCCTCAGGGAACGTAAGAGCCTCTGCCTGCTCCGATTCGATGTCAATGTCCACATTCCTGAATGACGTAAGGTCATCAGACCCACGCAGATAAATCTGACCCAGGCTTTGCCAATTCGTTTCTGTATCTGTAAGGGTTTCAACCCAATACATAATTGACAACTGTAGGTTGCCTACAGCAATGTATTCCTTCCCGCTGTACCCTTTGAAGAATAGCCCCGCACGGAATTCCCCTGAGAAATTACTGTCAGCAACCCCCTTGTACCGAAACGACAAACGGAACCCATCACCGCTGTCGGCCTCAATAGGAAGAAACGCAACGGCTGCGCGGAGATTGCTGTTGAAATACAAATACAGATACCTGTCAAGTTCTCGCCCTGTGGATGTTACCCTGACAACCCTTATCTCCGCATCCTGTGTTTGATTAAGCGTCATGTCAACCACATCATACCGGGAGATTGTGTTAGAGCCATCGACTATCGTGCCACGGAGGTTGCCAACCTTCGATAGGTTTGCATTACGCAACAACTGAGGGTATTCGTATTGGAATGTCTGAATGAGTTTCCTGGCTGCTCTTTTCAGAAACTTGACCTGGGAGAACTCAACAGCGTCCAAATCTGTTTTAGGAGAAAACTTGTTTGACAATGGGCCAACAATAGTTCCGGTGTTGCTGTAGTGAGTCCCTGCCGGGTTATTAATGGTTTCAACGATACGAACCACGTTCCATACCCCGCTTTCTTGAAATATCCTCAGTTGCAGCCCCTGCAATATTTTGTCAAGGATGTCGTAGCAGTTCTCCCATATGTCCTCGTCCGTGCTGTTCTTCAGGAACGACCTGACATTGACTCCTGCTTGGTACACCGGATCCGCGGTATTGCTGGTGCCACGATTGGTCATGTCCTGCTCGTAGATGTTCGCAAAAGTGTACAGCGGCAGACTGAGGCCTGTCTTCGCAAGAATCGCTTGCAATATAGCTGTAAGCCGGTAACGCCCGGTGAGCGGCGTGAGGGCTGTGTCAGCCATGGTATAATTCTTTAGAAGACCTATGCCATCAGTAAACGTCAGCCTGCATTCATTAGGCGCGATAACAACCCTTTCGCTCAAGTCATCCAGGGACAACACGCCTTTGAATTTTGTCTGACCAGCCACGGTGAACTCACAAGTGAACCTGGTAGCATCAGCGGTTTCGAACGTGCTGATGGGAACGACCCCGTTGTTGATGTAATTCAATTCGCACGATGTTGCCACTATTCGGGAGAAGATATCTTGCTCATCACCCTCGTGTGTAATAACAACCGGAGAGGAACTGCCACCATCCAACGCGGTGACAGCCCCATTAAATGTTGTGTCAAAAATCGTAAATACACAAGCATCCCCGGTCACCCCTTTAAAACTTATAGTATATCGTGCTGCCATGATTATGAGGGTGGGGTATAATTTGCTTCCTCTATCCCTGAGTAAGTAATCCGCAGCCACTCGCCGTAGAATACATCGTCAGGGCCAAGAGTGAATACCCCTGTTGTTTTATTAAATGATATCTCTCCGTTTGCCGGCGTACCATCTACCAGCTTGATGCCAACACCTGCACGGTCAACAGTAAGCACATCGGCACCTATCAACTCTGTGATGGTGGTTGTGTTGCCGCTATTGGCAGCAACAGCATTCAACGCATAGTTGGCCCCACCAAACCTGTACTCATCAGATGATCCAAGGTCGGCATCCCACACATAGATGCGTCCAACATCCAGGCTGATATAAAGACTGCGATGCGGCGGCTCTTCTGCCTCCCAGGCAGCCCTTGCGCTGTTAGGCCCGATGACAAATGTGTTAAGTATACGACTCTCTGAACCTGTTGCCATTAGAACCTCCTCCCTGCGCTTGCGTTGGCCCGGTTAAATGCCAAGCGCAGCCTGTCATAGCTGAACTCCAGCGTGGGGATGATGGGGCCGTTGTTAAGTGAAGAATTTGATACAATGTTTCCTGATGTCTGAGGCACGAACAGTTCACGGCCAGCCTCGCCAACCATAGTGAGTTGTCCAGCTGACACAAAACCGCCTGATGCTCTTGCCGTCAAGCCAAGGAACTGGCCGAGAAGTTTTGAAAAACCAAAGCCAGCGGCCGATGCAGCACCGGCCCCGCCTGGTGTTATTGCCGCCATTATCGCAGCCAATATCGCGGCCTTTACAGCGGCAACACCTAACTGTACAATAAGACGCTTCAGGGCTTGGTTGATGGCCTCTGTAGCATCCTCCCCATTAGCCAGCGCATTGAACGCCTGCTCAATGGCCGGATTCAGTATACTGAAGAATTTAGACGCACCATCAAATTGCTCATTTAGCTTTTTCCAAGCCTCCTCGCCCTCTAACGCACCAATTGTTATTGAGTCAAGGACATCTTGAATCGCGGAAGGAATCCCGATGTTCTTTGTAAGGTCTGCCGGTGCCTCAAACGTGCCGAATGACTGATTCACCAATACGTCACGGGCCTTCTTCTGCTCGTCCTCTTGCCGCTTGTTTGTGGCCTCCAAAATCTTCAGCCACTCTTGGGCCTGCTTTGACAATTCGGACACCGGGAAGAAAGTGGCCTCCTTCAGCCTTGTGTTGTCAGGGGCATATTTCTGATTCGCTTCCTCGCGCAATTCCTCCAGTGACTTTTTCGTGTCATCTGCTTCATCACCAAAGTCCTCTGTGAACAACCCGCCTTTCCTTAGTTTATCAGCGAGAGCGTCAATTTGCTTGCCTAATTCAACAGATGCTGTACCTAAATCGCCCGACAAACCAAGCAGCCTCAGATACGGCTTCAATGCATCATCTGCTACCTTGTTAGCCTTGTCACCAAATGATGTAGTTAACTTGCCTGCATTCATCAGAAACGAGAAGAGCGTTCTTACCTGGAACAGCGTCTTCTCAGTCAGGTCACCCGCAGCAAGGTCTGCCAACCGTTCTTGAGCCTTTGCATAATTTTCGGCAGACCTCGTTGCAAGTGCATCAGCCTTTGCCCTTAGTAACACCAACTCTGTAATAGCTGGTGTTATTTTGGCGAACTCCTTCTGATAGGTGTTGATGTCTTTTATCTTCAGACCAAACCTGCCTGCTACCTCATTTGCTTTGTCGAACGCGTCCTTCTGCCGCTCTACTGATAGTGTTGCGTTTGTTGCTGTATTGGCAAATGTTTGTAACCGTAACGCTGTTTCTGCTGAAATCTTTGCAGCAGCAGCAGAGGCTTTGTTGCTTTCTTGCTCCAGCTGTGTCACACCTGATAAAGCCCTGGCAATCGCTGGGCCGAATGCAATCAGAGAACTTGTGACTGCTGTTATCGCAAGAGCAATACCTGCTGGGCCAATCAACGCTTGCTTCAGCGCACCAAACACAGAGCCGCCTTCTCTTGCTTGAGCCTGTAAATTTTGGAACGACTGTATCAAGCCGTCAATATTGTTGGCCACACCCAGGATCCCGAAAGGGCTGTCCGCGACCACGCGATTAAAATTTAAAAGCGTGTACGCTCCCGCTTTATTTGTCCTGGCAAGAGCCTCCTGTTTATCCCGGAACTCATCAGTCTGAACCGCCGCTTTTTTAGCCGCATCGCCGGTCTGACGAATCTTAGTTTGGATATTAGTTAGCGTGTTAGCCCCGGTCTTCGTGTTGAGTTCGTCAATGGCAGAAGATAACTCCCGAACCTTTTGGATTGCGGTGTCAATCTTCGCTTCGACCTCAAGGATTAGTTTTTGCGTTTCGTTTGCCATGCCATTTATAAATAGAAAGGGACTGTCATAGCAGCCCCTTCATTTTCTTCAATTCTTCAACCCGCTTTTGGAACCGGTCGGTGGTGGATTCATTCTTGTCAACCAATGGCAGTTTTATTATTTTGGTCTTATCCTTGATGACCTTCAGTTTGTCACCATTGGCAGCATAAAGGCATATCTCCCTTGTCTGCTCCCAGCTGAGTTGAATCTTCAACTCAAACCCCTCCTGCATGATTTCATATTCAGACGGGGTCAGAGCCGCAAACTCCCACGGCCGAAGACCCATTATTCCGAAGGCTTGTTGCTTTGTTTTCCTCCAGTAGTCTTCTGCTTCCGACTTTTTTTTTCAAGGCTTTCATCGGGGGCGGGGTTATTGATTTCGGCAGAAATCTTATCTGCTGCCTGCCCAAAGTCACTTACTGCATAGTCTGCCAGGAATATCTTGACCTGGCCTGCTACATCCTCGCTGCGGCTCATCTCCTCCGCAAACGCAAAAACCTCATGCCGTTCAACAGCACGAGGTTCTGCTTTCATTTTGCAATAATTATCGTGTGCGGCTACAATGGCTTCTGTGATAAAGTCAATTCGAGAGAACGACTCATACTTAGTCAAAGCCTTCGGAAACATTTCAGAGAAGTGCAGACCAAAATGGTAAGCAACACTTTTTCCTGCGATGGTTATGCTGTTCATTTAGAGGGGTATTTCCCCGCTAAATTACAGATCCCAAGTCAATGTTCCGGTAGAAATCCGCAAGGTTCCTGATCCGGTTACAGCAGAGTCCACATCGAACTGATGGTCCACGTTGCTGAACTTGCCCTTGGCAGAAACCTGGAACTTGGTTGCGCCGCTGGATGCGTCTGCAATCATGATGTCCCATTCCACCTTGGCCAGGATTCCGTCCATGAGTTCTTTTGAACTGATGGTTCCGGTGCCGGCAGCATCAGCCAATGCAAACCATTCGGTTGTGGCTGAGAAGTCTTCAGAGCCGGTAAGGGTGGCAGTTCCACACTTGCTTGCTGCTGTTACCTCCTGAAATGCCAGGCTAAGACCAAGGGCAGTTTGGCAAACCAATTCTTTAAAAACGCCGGTAGTATGCGTAGCGTGTTTCAGAAACAGCTTTACATCATTGCCTAAATAAGGAGTATTCGCCATGTCAAATTGTTGTTATGTAATGCGTAAATCGGCAGATTTTACGGAAGATGTTAATGCTGTCCGTGGCCTGCCTGTCGTTATTCATAGATAGAAGTTTCGCTCCCACATGGACGCTACTGTCAACAGCAACCAAGTCGTTACTTGACACCGGGGCGATAATGCCGGCAATTGCGCCTGCAAGATTATCCAGCGCACTCATCCCGCCCCCACGGATTGACTCTTCATACAACTCCAGCGTCACGGTTGCCCGGTAAAAGTTCATGCTCTTGTTGTAGATTGGCTCATAATCTACATCAGTTACTACAGCATATGGTGGTACTGCCCCCGCATCGGCTTGGGAGTCATAAACTGTAATAACACCTGTTAGTGCTGCTATGTATGCTTTCCGCAAGTTTGCTGCTATATCCATTTTATTTCCTCCACCTTATGGCATTAAATGCCCGTTTAAACAACTCTTCCTCATGCTGCTCTTTCGCTAAGAACAGAAATCTTTTTGGTCCTATATCCCGCCGCCGGCCACGCTTAAATGTTGCTGCATAGTCGTACAAGTATGGCATCGTCTGAAACCCCCGCCCAATACCAAATTCCACATACGGAGCATACCTGACGTCCGCTTCGATTATACGAATCAACTTTGCCTCATACATCCACTTAATGCTTGACTTGAGCCTACCGGTATCAACAGGGGCTAATGACTGAGCCTTCCCCTCAACTCGCTTTGAATACCAATTCAACTCTTTTTCAAGCCTGTCAGGAGCAGACTTTGCAAAGTTCTCCAATAATCGGATGGCTTGCTTGGCCCCCTCCAGCTTTAGTTTTATTCTTACTATACCGCTTGCCATTTCTCGCTATTCATTCGGCAGGTACACATCACCTCCCGCCGCCGGACTGTTTCACGGACACCTATCACCTCCAGGCGGCCAAACCTTGTGTCGATGCGGTGGCCGATGTCAAAAATGAAGTCGCTGCGCCAATTCGTAATTACATCAAACAGGTTGTCACCAGCGGCACGAAGTGACAACTCCTGGCTGCCGCCTTTCGTATTTCGAACCGTGGCTACCTTTGGCGCATTCCCCTCCAGCTGCTCAACCTCTGTGGTGCCTCCGTAACCATCGGGGGTCAAAACCAATTTATATACTCGTATGCTTTCGTGATGAGTCATCAGAACCTCGCCCTTGAGAATTGTGAACAAGATGTTTCAACCAATGGGCTGATAGCTGTAGTAGACGAAAACAGCATTGGATTGATGCTGATGCCGGCCACGGTATCCCGCTGGCTGAACATATAGCCAGCCTGCCGGATGATGCCGTACAACATGGTTTCGTTGTTAAATGCAGCAGTAGTATATGTGATTTCATAAAACCCGTGCATTGTTACTTTTAAGTGCTGGTCATCCATCAAATAAAAGTCAGCATCTTCCCCCTCAGTCAACACCCGCCAATCCCCGCAGCCGCAAGGCTCCTTGAACCGGATCCCGACAATGGCTGCTACCGGGGAGAGCGGCAGGGGGACAAGGTTCTGCGCCGATGGAACAAACATAAGTACCTTGACCAACTTTGGAGCAAGGCTGAGATTGTAGTGGTTTTCCAGCATCTGCCGAGATGCTTTCGCTAGCCTGGTCAGGGTCTTATCGAAGTCATTGCCGGACAGCTGGAGATCCTCCTTTATTTCCTCAACGGATACAGGCTCCCATTGGTAGGTATTGGTGTTGTCATCCAACACCTTCATATTTTCTATAACGAAACGAGGCATGGCAGTATTTACTGATAGATAGACTACGGCATAATGAATTCAGGTAACCGCTGCAATTGCTCATGCTGGATGTCGCAAACCTGCTGATATCGCAACATTGCCAACTTGGAATACACCTTGATATCGGAAAGTAATTCTTGGACCGTGGCCACCAAGTGAGGTGCGCTGCTTCTCTTTGCCAATGGCATCGTATCACCCAGCATCTCCTTCATCGCATCAATAGGAAACGCAGCCACCGGGATGCCCAAAGACATTGCCTCTAACGCAACGGTAGGGAACCCCTCTGCGGCCGATGGCAGCAACAACACGGATGTGTCACCATATACACGGAGCAATTCGTCTTCATTCTCCAAATATTCCACATTCTTGAGCGGATACACAAACTGTTGACCATAACTGCCTTTCACACAAGTAAACCGCTCAGTAGGCAGCAAACGAGCCAATGCGGGAATAACCGGCCCCCCTTTATTGGCATTGCAATTTACCAGGGTTAAATTTTTCTCTTTACTCTTCGGCTTCTTTTCTCCGTGGTATCGACTCCATGGGTACAAAACCATGCTCTTCTTTGCCCGGTACTTACACTTGCGCTCAACGTGATTTGCACAGTATATTACTTTGGCTCCGGTGTAATCCCATGTCGTAGGCCACATCGTGTGCTGTATCACAACCACATTTTGATGCCCCTGGCATAACCGGAACCTGGCTGGTTCACATATTACAACATCGGCCCAGCGCATAAGTTTAGGATGGTGCGCGAAGTTGAATACCTCAACCCCGTCATGCTCATATGGCTCCGGTACCTGGTCAACCAATACCCGCACCTGGCATCCTGATTGTAGAAGAAATTGCGCCAGGGCGTGATTGTATCTTACTGCTCCGCTGTTTGTTCTAGGGAGATACGAAATTGAATGGATATATACTTTCATTGAGCGATATAAATAAGTTCATCTTTCCAACGCACCTTCAGTTTCTGCGCCAATTTCTCATAGAATTTCCCATCGCCTCCATGGAACAGCCCCCATTCAGGTAATTCATCACGCAAGTTAGGATAAAACCCGCACGGTGTTCCAACATTGCCTACAAAACAATCTGTAGAATGCCAATACCTTACAATCACAGGGTTTTTGCGATTCACGAACCGGTAAAGGTGCAATTCGCCAGGCATCAATGATTGCTTGGCTTTGTAGAGTTTATTAGGCAGATAGAAGTCATCGTCATCGGCGTTACACAAGAAGTCACCGGGTAGGTTCTTTTGGTATGCGTTCCTGATTCCATGCCCCCAATACCCGAGGCGTTCCTCTTGGTATATCACATCAATTTTACATGATGGTTCATACAACTCTTTTATCCTTGTCACAATCTTGTCTACAAGCGAGAACGACCAGGTGCCATCAGCAAGTATCGTTACATAATCATCTGAGTCCAATTGTGTAACAATCGAATCAAGCATATTTTCAAGGGTGTTACGGCCAGTTGTGGCCACTATTACATTAAGCGACATATTTCGTGCGTTAGTTTTTTATCGACCACAAAACTACCTATCAGCCTCTCACAAATGAATGGCCGGTATGTGTAGAATGGATAGCCGGTTGATTTTTGAATTTGCTCCGTTTTGTGACCGGAGGATGATTTGTAATTGCAGGGTTGGTCTACGATATCCTTGTGCTTATCCATCGCCCTCATCACCGGTAGCAGCCACTCTTCTCTGAACTCATGCCACAACTCTACATTCATCAGGAAGTAATTGCAAAAGATGCTTACGCTGTCCTGACGCAGAATCCTGGCAAGGCCGGCCTCCTCCAAGACAATAAATGATTTTTTGAAGAAGTGCGGATGCATCATAGCACCGTGCTGCCATACATTCATCTCATAAGTCATCCCGGTGATGTAGAATACCTGGGCCTTTGTGAGAACACTACGAGCCACCATCCGTGACAAAGGCATCCTGGCCTTACGCCTGAACTCAGGGCTAAAAACGCCCATACGCCCCTTCTCAGGAATCGGCAAGGTGGCCATCCAATATGACTCAAAATAAGGTTGCACAACAGCCGAGGTGTCCACCGGCTCTGCAACCGGCTCCACTTTTGCTCTGCTCTGCATATCGTAGAATAATTGGTACGCCTTTACCATGATTTTGCCCAATGATGCACCAATACCGCGTTATGCGGGATCTGCTTTAGTTTCTGATGGTATTCAATATAGCCAACCCCAAAGAATAGCCACTCAGGCATCACCGCGCCATCGAAATCCTCGTATTTAATTGGAACGACCTGGAGGCAGTCGCGGCGGTCAAGCCTGAGTCCGGTCATTTTGTTCATCGCCATGGTGAGCATATGTGGCCCCACATAAGACTCAAGTGGGATATCTATGCTTGCCAAAATATTGTCGTAATCTGTTGTGGCCAAAGTATGATGCATTTGTGCGCTAAAGCTATTGCCGGCTACACCCCCGCTGACAGCAGCGTTGAGAAACCGGGGAGATTCTGAAGTGCAAAACCAATCCATGTGGTCTACATGAGGCATTGGATCATCACGCCATTCGACATCGGTATCCATGTAAATGCCACCCCATTTCATGATGCAATAGTGACGGGCTATTTCGCTGAGAATACACCAGCGTTTGTTTTCTTTTGCCCACACCGCGCCAGGTGTATCAGGAATGTCAGCAGCAGTAAGGACTCGTACAATATAGCCAGCATCCAAGGCCCTCATGCAGGTGTCTGCGGCTATTTCAGGGAGCGGCTTATCGCCATCCCAAAACATGAATAAATTGCGAGGTATCATAGTGTCGATTTTGACGAAAATACAAAAGCCCGGTAAGAGTACCGGGCCTTTTTTATGACACTAAATCCTACGATCCAATTAGGCTACGAAACCGAGGTCAATCTTGCTGAAGGCAGCAGGACGGAAACCGGCAAAGCCGATTACTGCTTCCATCAGGTAAGTTACGCGGTTCTTGATGAAGTCATCCTGGTCGGTGTCGGTAGAACGCACACTCAGGTTCTCGCTCTGAATGATGGCGAACTGACGCCAGTCACCGATGATGGCTTCGTCATTGCCGGCCCAAGTTGCGCCGTACACGGGAACACCCATGATGCGGAGCGTACCGTCAGTACCCATATTGATGGCACCGGGGTAGCTGTAGGCATTGTAGTCATCCTTGCGTACCAGCAGTTCGCTAATCATAGAAGGACGCATAACGATGCCGTTTACGGAATACTTTTTATCACCCAGCAGACCAATGGTCTTGATGATGCCATCAAAGCCACCGCTGGCGTTTCCGGTGGTCATGCCACTCATACCGGCGAGTGCTGCGTATGCTTCTGCATCTTCGGCATTCAGGTAGTCCTCAGGCATATACTGACCGAGGTATGCGGCCAAACCAGGGAGGTTGCGGAGCATCTGACGGCTCACCTTAGTGTAGCCAGCCAAAGGCTTCAGTTCAACGGTTACGTCCTGGAAGTCGTAATCGCGCTTGCTCTTGGCAGCGTTTTCACCGCTCTGCCAGTAGATGCTGCCCTCGCCGATGGCTTCGGCATGACGGATGTAATGGTACAGGTCGGTGGCAGACGGCAAAGTCGGAACCAGGCTACGGAAGTGGCGGGGATCAAAAGGCGTCGCGATAATACCAGGACGGTAAGTCGGTACGCCATTGCTGCCGGTCAGGTTGTTGCCCAGGCTCATGTCAGCAACAGCCTTGGCATTAATTTGAAAACCAAAGTGCTTGCGGCTGTCCTTCTGTGCCAATGCAGCAAATTCTTCTGACTTTTTAGGGAACTCGCTTTCCAAGAGTTCGGTCAGGCTTTTCTTCTCAACCTTTTGCTCGTTGAGGATGCGGCCCTGCTTTTCGTTCAGCGCATCAACGATGCCCTGCAATCCGGTCAGCTGGTCACCCAGTTCTTTTTTCAGGTCGGCGATGGCCTTAGTGGCATCGGCGAGTTCCTGCTTGGTGGCGGCCTTCTCTACGAGAGTTTCAATGCCTTTCACCCTTTCAATTACTTGCTCTTCGGGAGTCATTGTATTTGTTTTTTGAATTTTATGAAAGTTGTTTCAATACGGCTTCCCAATCGAATGCTTTCGGAGCGGCCGTGTGCTGTTCAGGCGGCACGGTGCCTTTTAATGCAGCAAACTCAGATTGCAACTGCCGGAGTTCTATAATTAATAGACTTTTCAAATCGCCATCCAGCTCCTCTTTACGAAGAGCCTTGATTATGCGCTCCATCCTGGTAGGAACATCATCAGAATCCTTACTAACGCCAAGGTTCTTACTAACCTCCAATGCCGGCGTATTTGGATTCGCTCCCCACAATACTGCACTACCCTCATACAACCGGATCTCAGTAATCTCGTTATGGCTGTCGTACCGCTTTTGATTGACAATTGAAAATCCAATGCTGTGCTGAGTGATATCGCCTTTTTCATACAATGGCCATGCAACCTCACGCCACATATAAGTGTCCCGGTATGGCGCAATCCCCCACAGGTGTTGGTTATCGGCACCCATCTCTTCGAATTTTGATAGCGCACTCTTCAGGCTTGGCATATGGTCGGTCAACAACCAAATCTCATTCATGCCGCCAGGGCCATGCTCCTGAATAGTCTTAGTGGCTGCACCAGGTGTGATGATATCATTGTCCCTGTCAAGATTGCCAAAACTAGCTATGGCAACTTTCACCTTACGTTTCTCTGTATCAATATCAAG